GTGCGACTAAATCCCTGCGCTTCAGGTATCTGTCTTTTAGATGTGCGTTTTTGTAGGATAGCCATGTCTTACCCAGTCTTTTTCAACAATGCGGACAACCCTGCGATATTGGTCACAGGACTTAATTTTGCGGTGCTAGGCAAACTCTTTGGAGGCATAGCACCAGCCCTTTGGATTGGAATCAACTTGGATACATCCATCCTCGCTGGAGGTGGAGTAGGCATACGAGGTTTAGCGCTCGCGATTTGCAAACCGCCAGCGGGTTTAGTAGGAGCCTTTTGAGTCAACGCTGACTTCAACATACTTCCAACGGTCGCAACCAAAGGTTTGGTGACGTCAGTAGCTTTTAATCCCTGCGCTTCAGCTAACTTGTCATCAGCCGTCTTGACAGTATTCAAACCACCAGCAGGTGGGGTTTGGCTATCAGGGGTTTGCAACAAGTTAGTTGCAACTGGAGCCTCAGAAATTACAGGAGCATCTGGGGTTGAAGCGACGATAGGACTTGTAATACTAGACAAGTCAACAGGTTTATCTGTATCAGTTGTAGACGCTAACCCACCAACAGGTGGTGCAGGAGGAGTCACATCTGTGGGAGCAACATCAGGTTTAGCAATGTCAGTTACCGTCTCGGCTTTTGGAGCCTGAGCCATGATTGCGTCTGAGGAAACCGTAGGATTAGGAGTTGCTACCTCTGGAAGAACTTTGACGTCTGCGACATTCTCAGGAGGTGTGTCAACTGGTTTGGAATCAACTCCAGTGTCAGATACTTTGACTGCATTGACTATGTCGCTTGGTACACCAGCACCAGAAGTAGGAGTTGGTGGAATTGGGTTCTCTGGGTCTTTTTCATTCCACTTTTGAGTTGCGTCAGCAAACTGGGTATCAATAGCGGAGTTAACAGAACGACCACCAGCGTCAACCGTAGAACCGATTGCGCTATTGGTAAATGCTGTAGCAAAGTCTTTTCCTGTAACGCCTGCGGTTACACCTGCGGACAATGCTTTAGTAGCGGAATTGAACGCTGTATTAGCGTCTTTGAGGTCAACACCATTGTCTTGAGCCATTTGGATGACGTCAGGTTTAACATAGTCGGTTACCGCTCCTACGCCACTACCAACAACACCACCAGTAAATCCACCAGCAAATCCATCATCAAAACTACCACCTTTAGCTTCAGCGATTGCTCCGTTGACCAATCCTTTGCTAGTTGAGTAAGCGACAACGTCAGAAGTAGTTTGGCTCAAACCAGCGTCGACAAGGGTTTCAGAGAAAGTAGTCGTCAAAGAACTTCCGACGGATGGAGCAAGATAAGCAGTACCAGCGGATAGAGCGATGTCTTCGAGGCTTCCGCCCTGAGCGGCGGTAATCATCCCCATAGTCAACGGTGCAGGAATACCAACCGCTTGACCAGCGACCGCTAACAATACGGGTACAGGGTTATCAATTACTTTTTGTGCAACGTCACCAATTTTGTTTACAACCGTGGTAACAGCGTCACCCACCGCATCGACAGCGCTACCAACAGTGTCAACGACACTGCTAACTACGTTCGATACGGCTTCAACTACAGCACTCATTGCTCTTCCCTTTCAGGGCGTTTTGGCCCTAACTTGACCGTAACGCGGAACCCCTTGTCGGTCTTCTCGGCGCGATACCCCATGTCATCTTGAGGAGGGTTGCGAGAGATTGCTTTAAAAATATTCATAATCGTTGGGTCTTCAAACTCACTCACAAGAGTGTCAAATCCCATCTTGTAAGCGCCTTGGATGAACGCGTACGAGTTTTCTAAATAGTTACGAGGGGTGTCAGCATTGAGAGCGCGGAAATAACCTACACGACCTTCTACACTGTGGACAACAAATAAAGTGTTACCGTCACGAACGACAGACACGCCAACCATGTTCATCTCTTTGATGAGGGTAGCGTAGACGGTAGAAGCTGGATGAGGGGACTTGGTCTCCTGAGCGGCAATCATCAGGATTGCTTGCTCACTCAATTGTTTCTTTTTGCTATCGACCAGCATCACCACATCCCCTTAAAGATTGCGGCGGAGTAGATGTTGCCCATCCCTGCCGCCAAACTCATTATCAAGCCATTGGGTGGTGTTGTCGATTCCGAAAGGAATACCGAGTCGGTTTCGGTTCGATTCTCAATCGCTGGAACAACACCTGACTTAATGTTATCTAACAATAAAAGTGTTTCGAGCAATCCGCTACTTCCCATCGTATGACCAATTTTTTGTTTATACGATGTAGCAACGAATGCTTTTAGCGTTTGGTTCAAAGCATTCTTTTCAGCTTTGTTGTTGGACGCCGTTCCAGTACCGTGGGTTTTGACTATTTTAATCTCATCAGGGGAAATATTGCCATAGTGAATAGCGCCTTCTATGGCTTTAATGAACCCCTCACCATCCTCACATTGCCCAATAGCGTTTGTAGAGCGTTCTGAAGCGCTATATGCGCCCACTAGACGAGCGTGAGGGTCAATCTTTTGTTGGCGTGTAGCGTCGAGGGACTCAAAGACAGCGAGCGCCGCCCCCTGCCCCACACGAAACCCAAAGTTTGTCGAGTCGAAAGCGGATGGCTTTATTCCCTCTTGTTCTTGTTTTTCAGTCAAAACCGCCTTGGAGTCGCCAAAGAACTCTAGAACCGCGTTTGACACCCCATCCTCTACCGTCAGAACGATTACACGTTTGTAATCGTAAAAATCAATTAGGTTGGTCACATCCATCATCACCTTGAGGCTAGAAGCGCAGGCGCTGGCATCGGTGGTGACCATATCCATATCCCCAAAGGATTGAGCGATACGACCTGCATAGACTTGCGTCAACGTGAATGGCAAGAATTTGTAGGTGTAGGTCAGACGAGAGTTGTACTCACGTTGACCGATGCCAGCAAAGTGCGCGTTTCCACCAGCAAGAATGAACGCTGTCTTACCTACAGGGTTTTCCCTTAGATACGTCAACAGTTCAGGGTCAAGGACTTTTTCCGCCAGTTTGTGGGGGACGTAGACCAAACCAGATTTGGTTCGGTTGTAGGTGTCTGGGAACCAATTTACCTTTTGGGGGTAGATGATGTCGTCAAATAACTCTACGGTTTGCGTGCAAGCCGTACGGTAGTGTGTCAAAAATATCATTTGCACACCTCTTTGACTTCTTCCATCGAAGCAGGTTCTTTGGTCTTGTTTGCCATCACAAGGTCATGCAACTCTTGAACGGATGCTGGTGTCCATTCTTTGCTTACCTCATCAGCGATACCGTAAAGTTCATCAAAATACATAAGCATGACTAACCCGTCAAGGCTGTCAAGTCCAATGTCTTGAAAGGTATCTTCCATCGCCTTAGCGATGCTTGGCACGGAGTGCGCTGGACGCGCTACCTTAGCCACATAGTTAAATATTTCTATGAAGTTCATGTTGCCGTTCTCTCTGTAGGTTGATTGACCGCTCCGACTAAGGCTTCCGCCCAGTCTTGCCAGTTCTCATATATATACGGGGCTGGAATGCCCTCGTTTACAAAGACGTCGATGGCTTTTAGCCCCGCGCCCCACTCCTTCCAGTCTGTTTGCTGGTTCGGAATAGACAGTTGTTGCCCTGCATACGCCTCACACATCAACGACGCCCATGACTGGAAGTCGTGATTGCGAGGGTCATATACAAGAGCCAGTGCCATGTTAGCTTCCGTAAGGACGAGTATCGCCAAACTCAGCGTCAAGCATTACACGACCCATTTGGTAATTTCCACCAGACGTATTGCTAGTGAATTTCAATCTAATCTCACGGCGTTGTTCCCTCATATCCACCTTACCCGTATCTGGGTCAAAGTAGTAAGGGTCAGATGTCACGTCTTGGGATTGCGCAAATGGGCGACCAGTAATCTGTACAGACATGGTTCCAGTCTGAACAAAATCAGGTTCCACACGTTCCACGCGAACCCATTTGTTGTCACCCATCATCGCTGGCTGGGCAGGCCCACCAGCCACAAAACCCAAGTCACTTGTTTCAAAGTAACTCTCAATCGCGACTACGTTACTTCCCTTAACCGCATCAACCCCTGTCTCGTGTTGCCACAGGGATACAAAGGTCATGGTTGAGTTGACTGTCAACACAAATCCTGCTCCAGCGGGAAGGGAAGCGGATAAAGAATTTCCAGTTGTATATCCAGTCCCACGAGCGACAATTGTGCATACCGTTACCTTTCCACCAGCTACGGTTATATTGGCATATGCTCCAGTTCCAGAACCACCAGTTAACGGGGTAAGTGGATACGAACCATTGGTATATCCAGAACCTTGGTTGGAAATCGTTACAGCGTTGACTCCACCAGTTGCGTTTGGTTCCCAACCTGCATTGATTGGATAGTGGAAAACTTGAGAGAAGTAACCAGCGGAACGACGCGCACCCAAAGCTGTACCTGAGTCATACCAACATTGTTCGCGGATGTTGTAGATGATTGCGTCATTACATTCAGTCGAATCTCCCTTGGGGAAGAACCACCAAATCTCGCCATAACGAGGAACTTTGGTCACATAGACTTTTTGACGTTGAGCGTAGTTGAGGTTGTCAAAAAAGTAGTTCTGATTGAATGTATTAGGGATTTCCTTAACCACACCGTTATAGAGCAAGAAGCGGTCGACACCACACCAGTAGTAAATACCGTCGTACTCAATTACAGATTGGCTAGAAAGGATGGATGATTGGCTAGAGATGATGTCATAACGCCAATAGAACGTCTGAGGAGTTCCTGCCACTGTTACGGTGGTTGGGGTATAGGAAACCCTTACCAAAGAATCTAACGTCCAAAACAGACCAGATGGAGCGTTAGAACCACCACGCACTGGTAGACCTTGAACCACCTTAGTAGACGCTACGTTGGTCTCGTTGGAGTCCGCGGATACCCAATCGCTAGGGTTACCTGCTCCACTGTTCTTGATGAGTCCGTTATTCCCAAACACAAAGATGTAAGGATGCAAAACAACCACACCACCAGAAACGCTGATGTTGTTGTTGAAAGTGACTGTAACCGTACCGCTTGCGGTTGCTGGATTAGATATGACTACGCTTGTGGTGCTGACAGATACAACAGTTGTGTTGGCTGGAATACCAGTTCCAGTAACGGTTTGACCCGCTCCAACCAAAGCATTCGCTACAGATAGAGTAATGGTCGCGCTTGTATTTACCGTGGTAGCGGTAGCGGTAAACACACCGATAGGGGATAAAGAGGTTCCGCTTGTCGAACCACCAAGGACTGGGGTGTTTACTTGGCTGTTGATGTCTGCGAGGTTTTGCCCCGGGTGTGCCAACAACGTCTCATATCCAGTCCCTTGCGAATCGAAAAGCGAATCGAATTGCCAAAGGTTATTTGCGCTTGCTGTAAAACCAGTCAACGTATAGTCTTGAAGCGCTGAACCAACACCGTCGTTGTTGATTGGAAGGACTTGCAACCCATCAGAATAACCGCTGTAGACGTAGGAAAAAGCGTTCTGAGGGTTGACGTAAATACCACGGGACGGGCCAGCCAAGTTCGCCGTAATCTCACGATACCCAAGAATCTTTCGTGGGCGTGTTCTTTGGAACCTTACCCATCTTCCGTCGTTGTAAAAATTTCGGTCAAATACCGTACCGTCGCGTTGAACTCCTGCTTGGGTATCTAAAGCAAAAACCTTTTGCGTCATGTAAACGTACCCCCAGAGATACCACCAGTGAATGTTCCAGTTCCAGTAATGGTCAAACCAGTTGGAGACAACTCAAATCGGTTTGTTCCAAGAATGGAAATGTCAAATAATCCATAACCAGAACGCCAAATACCTGTACTGGTTTCAGAGGCAAAGTTAATTGCAGGCGTTCCTACCGTACCGTTGACCAAGTTCAAAGAGGTCGCACCAGCTTGAACGGTGTTAGCGTTGAAGAAGTTAGTTCCGTCGCAGACAAGGGTTGCTTGTTGCCCGGGGGGGATAATCGCCGTCGCGCTTCCCGTAATACCAGTCGTTACCGTCAACGTATGACCGTTGTCCGTCACCTGATTTGAGATGACGTAAAGGTTCACCACTGGTGGGTAGTAAACGGTTACGTTAGAAGTCAGGTTTCCAACGTACTCCTGAATGATTGACTGGATGTCGTAAGTCGTCAGGGTGTAAGAACCACCCGTTACTGGGTAAACCAAAGCTGTAAAAAAGAACGTATTGCTTTGACCGTAACCAATTGAGTAATAGTTTGTACCGTCACAAATGATGAACGCGGATTCATCTGGATTGAACATCTTGGTAGACAAGCCGTCGATGGTGTCTGACCCAGAACAAGTCAATGTGAGAGTTCCAGTTGCTCCATTTTTAAATATGAAGAACCAGTTGTTCCCAAGGGTAGACGCCAAAGGAAGGATAGCCGTACCAGTTCCGCTTGTCCACAACTTGGTTTGGGCGCGGTCATTTGCGGTAAAAGTGTAACCAGTCGAAAAAGAAGCCACTGGGTGGCTTTGATTCAGGGTGTTGGTAATCGCCACCAAACCAAGCCCAGCAAGCTGGGAAGCGTTGGCTGTAGAGGTTGTGGAACCAAAAGCGATAACACCCCAGTTACCCCCTGCGGTGGTATTAGCTGTCAAGTAGATGTATTGAGCGGTTCCGCCTGCGACGGTGCAAATAACGCTTCCAGCAAAGTTCAAAACACTGACAGAACTACCACTAGTATTACGGATGAGAGCGTCTTCACCGACCGATACTTGGGTCGCGTCAGGCATGGAAAGGGTGTAGGAACCGTTTTGGTAAACGTCCATGATTCGAGCCGCGGGACTCTCCGTCCCCGTCGCAAGACCAGCCCAGTACAACTGCAAATTTGCAGTCAGGTTGTAGGAAGCGTAACTGACGTCCGTTGGTTGGATGACGTCGCCAGTAAATGGGCTGGTGAAACTCATGTGTCAAGTACCGTTGCTTGGCGGTCACCAATACGCTGTAGGTTTTCAGCCTTGAGCGAATTCATAATCGCCGTGTATTGAGCCTGCCACATAGGGATGCGGTCGTCGTTCTTGAGGTAAGGCATCGCTTGCAACAAAGAACCATACAACAACGCTTGTGGAGCGTAAACCGTAAACCAGTTGGTCTGATTCGTCGTGTCGAGGGGTTGCACTCGTTCGTAGTACAAAACCTCGTAGGAGAAAGTTGTAGAGGGTGTAGGGGCGACTAACCAGTGGGTGTAGTCATAGTCGGCGTAATAGGCGGGTAATCCAGTCAGGCTGGAGTTAGGCCAATACTCCCTCAAATACTCATACGTTCTGAGCAAAATGGGTTGGCGGTTACCGTCTGAGTCAGTCACGTTCATGGAAACCGTCTTGTGCCAACGGGCTGGTTTCTCAATGACAGCGTTACCTGAAACCATTGTGCTGTTGGCGACTGTCAGGTTACCAAGGAATTTAATCTCCGCGGCGATGCTCTGCTCCGCCAACATGATGAAGGTAGGGATGTACGCCACCGTGGTGGGGTCGTTCCGTTCCAAGTAAGTTTGGATATTGTTGACTAAAGAGTCATAAGTCATTACAACGGCTGTAGTCACCCTATTTCTCCAAAAATGTGGTATGTCTCATTGTATTCCCCGAACCCTGATTAGGCAAACGGACGAGTACCTGTTTTGTCAATAATCAGCTTGGATTTCTTGGGGATGTCGCCAACATGGGTGACGATAGAAACGTGTGTCCAGCGGTCAAATTCTCTGATAACCTGTTGATAGGGCAACTCGCTTGCGATGATGGCACGCGTAACCTCGTCTGGAGTCATGCCAGAGACGCGAATGTCCGCGGCGCACCCACGGCGATGGTCACTCGTATTTTTCGAACCAACTGATGTATTGACAGCCTCCGACCTAAACGCACTGTTCACGATGATTGGTTTGTTTCCCAATATTACGCGCACCTGCTCCAAGAAATCAGCCAGACGTGGCAAGTTATTGATTGCGTTGATGATTTCCTCTTTCCCATCGACCACGCACTTTTCCATTGTGGTTGGGGTGTTATCCAATTCACGATGGTCGGTATGGGTTAAATCCTCAAAAGTAAAGTGTGGAGTTAAGTTCATTTTTTAAGCATCCCTTTTATTTCTTCTGTTTTGTCTTTGGAGCCTTGGCTAGAACCAAAGTAAAACGATAAGACTTGTCCTGCTGAACTAGTGATAAACCCTAGTGCAAAGATAATGATTTGTTGTTGGTCGGTTGGGACGTTGGTGAACATCAGCGCGCCGATTAAAACAAACGCCAAGCCAACTACGCCAAGGGCTAGGATAGGTACAACCAACTTGTCTAACTTGGTAGCGTTAGCGCTTGTAGCGACTTCTGCGTAGGCTTTGCGAGCGGAATCACGGTCTTGAGCGTCCATTTTGGCGTACTCAAGGTCAAGCTCTTGGAGTTTTTGAACTGCTTGGGGGTCACCTGCGATTGCTTGCGCTACCGCCTCAACAGTATCACCAACGCCCAGCTTAGAAGCAATAGCGCTAACAGCGGCTCCCCCCAAAGGCCCAGCAACAGCAGTAGCAAGAGCAGGCGCAATCCCTTTAAGAAGCCCAAGTAATTCATTCATTTTGTTTCCTTCAACTCACGTTTTAACTTACGCAATTCTTTGATTTCTTGTTTGAGTTGCGCTTTCATATATAGGGTTTCCACATACGCCATTGATGTGGCTCCAACAATGATGCATATCGCTACCCCAATCAAAACCCACCAGACAAGTTTCGTAGTTGCCACATTAACCACCCAAAAAACATAGATATGAACATCACAGCAACCACCCCACTTGTTATCTCAATAACCCGAATTTCCTCTTGTTCCTTTTCCCATCTAGCTTGTCTAGCTTTACGAATCATCTCTGACCTAGCCCACTCCTGTTCGCGTTCAATCTTGGCGTGCATCTTGAGGAATCGGCTATACAAGTCTTTAAGTTCAGAGGGTGCGTACACCATGACCTCACGGGTTTGTTCCATCAACTTCTCCATTTGAAGTTCGATTAGTACGCGTTCCGTCGCTTTCTTTGAGGTGTTTTGGTCAGGGTTGTACTTGTTCTTTGATTCCTCTTCTAGTTCAACATAATGGTTGGTAATCTGTCGTTGCGCGTCAAACAAAATTCCGAGGCTTGTACCAATATCTGAGATAAGTTTGGTTTCAAGTTGTTCGTAGGATTGTTTGGTTGCTTTCGCTTTCGCCACAGGCTTGGGCGTGGTTGGCGTGTTGGATGGTTTGAAAAAACCGAGGAACCAACCCCACAGTCCCTTGAGGGCTTTGGCGTCGTCAATAGCTTGCTCAACTGTCTTTTTAGCTGATTCGACCTCCATGCGCCCTTCGTGAAGGAGAGCGCACCCCTGTTTGATGACACCATAGGCACTTTGTGCCATGAGGAAGAGGCTAAGAGGGTCAATGACTCACCTCTATCGAACAATAAGTTTCATCAAAAGTTCAGCGACAGAACCAGTTCCAAGAAAAGTCATACCAGCGATTGCGTACAAGATGTACTCAATACGTTGCATCCTCTTGGAACCGTCATCAAATCGACTTTGAATACGTTCATAGCGTTGCGCACAAACCGCTTCGTGAACTGAAAGACGTTTGTCGGTTTCCGTAGCGAGTTCGTGCGTATCGCTCATTAGTCAAACCCTCGTAAAGTTTTAGCTAAACGAGCGCGTTGACCAGTAACCCCGCTTTTCTTGGCGGCGGCGTTCAACTTTTTAGCAGGAATTTTTTTACCTTCAGGTACACCCAAAGATTCACGCAATGCACCTTTATGTTTGATTGCGTTCTGTATCCATTTTTCAGCCATTTTGAACCTCAGTAGGTTGTGGTTGAGGTTGATTCTTAGCCTCTGCTTGCAAGCCCTCTACCAACTGAAATACTTCTTGGTATGGACGAGTGCCGAGATAGCCAATGACTGCATTAAGAAGTTGTGCTGAGATTTGTAGTTTTTCCATTGCCATTTTCCTTAAAAATTTCCGCTGTTATGGGTCAGCGGTTCACCCTTTTGGGTACTTTGCCTTGACCGCTTGGCAGTCGGCTATGTATTTGTCAATCTGCGCTTGGTCGCCCTTGACCACACCGTCTAAGTAGTCGATGAAAGATGGGTACTCAGACTGACGCTTGCGCTGATACGATTTAGCATCATATTCTGTTTGAAGACGAATAACTTCCGCGTCTATTTCTGCATCTGTTGGTCGCTCTTGGGTATTTTCATACCATTCAATTTCATCATTAGCGTTTAAACCAAAATTACAACCTTGTCGCAAAGATGAAACTGCATCAAATTTAGTAAAAATCATGCCGCAATCTCCATAAGAATCATTGTGCTAGATGTGCAAATAGTTGTATCAGCACCCCTTCTGTTGATATACATAGCTCTAGGACTGTTTGGCAATGCTTGAATTCGATATGTAGTTGAAGATGTTGTAGATGGAGAGTCAAGCAAAACAAATGTTCCAACATTTCCATGTGTTGCGTCCACATTCATTGTTGGCGAATATGTTGAATTTGTGCTTCCACCAGTTCCTTGTTGCAAAGCAGTTGCGCCCCTTGTTATATTTATACCAACATCAGCATTCGTATCTGCGCCAACAAACCCCAAAGTAACCATTATTAAAATTTTACTTGTAGAAGATGTTGGTGTAATAGAGGTGTCTAGTTGACTATAGTATGAGCCATTTGATAATGAGAGCGTCGTATTATTTGTGGTCATTACCGTTTGCAACACAGACCCCGTAGGCAATCTAGCCTTACCTAAAGTACCGCTAGAAATGTTAGACGCATTAGTAGCAGTTGATGCTTGTGTTGTTGAATCAGCGAATGTTAGACCATTCGTTCCATCTACGATAAATGTCATTGTGTCACCTCATCAGCAGGGAGTGGAGTGTTACCTTCGGCTACCCACTTTAGGTAGGCTTGGTAGTCTGTGTTGTCTGGGTCAAATGGGATGCAAGCACCGTCTGTTGTGCGAATGATTGCTGAACTCACTATAGTGCCGTCAAAATTTTTGTATTGTTTATACATTTATAACTCCGCAGAAACAAGAATAATCCCGTTTGAATAAACAGCAGGTATTGTTATATAAAGTTTGTTTGATGTTAAACCGCTAAAGTTTGGAAGATTAAAATTCATGCCTAATTGATTTGCTCTATTGCCATTTACAATTGTTACGCTAGCACTAGATTGCGTTGCATCTATAGCATTGGTGTCTGTGATGCTCATCGCCGCAGATACAGAAACTGTAGGCGTAGTTCTCATTGGGACAAAGTATTGAATTGCACCTGTATATTGAGTAGCACCAGACGCACAGCCAACTGCTGAACCTAATTGTTGATAATACCTCTGGCACAAAGCCAACTCAGTGCCATACGAACGATAGTCAAAGCCAGTGGCTATTGAGCCTACTTCGAGTTGTACGCCTGTGATGTAGAAGGTTGCTCCATTTGTAGAAACAACATTGACTTGACCAGTTACACCATAGGACAAACTTGCCGCCCATGCGCCAGCAGTTCCGCTTCCATAAGTAGAACCAGCACCCAAACTAAATGAAACTCTTAAACCATTTCCGTTTGTTGCACCAACCCAAGTTCCAGCAGTAGGTCCAACAATGGTTACAGAAATTTGTGTCCAAGTGTTTGCCGATGAAATAGTAAATGTAAATGGGTATGAATAGTTTTGTGCGCCATTAACAATAGAACCACCAAAAGTACCTGTTAAAGAACTGTATACCCAAGCAGACAAAGTAACTGTCTTTGCATTTGCAGTTCCCCACATTAAATCTGCTGTGTTAAAACCCTCAATAATTTTCTGTATTGTGAAATAGTCTCCCGCAAGCAAACTATAAGCAGATGAAGATGTTGCACCTAAATAATTTGTAAAGCCTACTGGGGGCGTGACTGAACCAGCATTCTGTTGAAATGTAAATTTACTGCTTTGTGTTGCTGGTGTCTTCCATCTGTCAGTTACATAAGGGTCTGATGTTGAACCTGTAACACTAGCCCCCGCATTACGTTGGTCAATAACTTGCGCCCCATTGATGATGCGATTTTTGAAGGCAGAAGCATTCCCCGCACCAAGGCTGGCGTTGGATACGCTTGTTTGAATTTGGTCAGCGACCACTGTTCCGTATGCCATGTTTTATGCTCCTGTTGGGTTGGCAATAGCAACCAATTCCGCTGTTGTTGTTGCAGATTCAATGCTTGCACGACCTGCTGTTAGGCTCTCTTGCCATGTAGCATCGTCAATCGTGTTTGCAATCCCTGCCAATGTGTTCAACTGGCGCTTTTGAGCAACTTGCAAAGCATTAGCGTTGTATTGGTTAAGTTTGATTGCTTTGGCTTTTTGAATGTTGACGGTGATTGTTGAACCGTTCAATTCCCATGCATCAAAAAACGCATCATCTGACCCTGTTGGCAAAGTTGACGAGTCAACAATAATTGAATGTTCTGGCGTGTCTTTGGCTTTTACTTCATTGATTGCAGATTCATCAGAAGGATAGCAAACAGACACATTGCCATTTTCATTTGTATAAATAATTACTTGCATTTTTTATCCTTATCTGAAACAAGCGAAAGCAATGTATTGGCTATCTTGTGATGTGCCTTGAGTTGGACAATTCACAACAATATTGAATCCAGATGTTCCTATGCTATATGGAGACATATTTGATGTATTTCCTGAATAGTCAGATGCCGCTGTTAATTTACCACCACCCATAACTATTCCATAATTTGTGTCAGGCATTGTGAAAGACAAAGAAACAACATAAATACCAGTGCTACTTCTGGTAATTGAACTTACGCCTTTTTGAGCGTAATAAGTTACACCACCACTTCCATTAAAACTAGCGTAGGCACGGCAACCATAAGCAGTTGTAACAGAGCCATAACCTGAGTTGAATTGCAAATTGCCGTTACTTTGAACTGACATTACCGCTGAAACATCAGCACCTGAACTTGCTAATTGCAAAGTGAAAGCACCATTGCTACTTCCGTCTTGGTTTAAGACCATTTGAGCAAAACGAGAAATTGTGCTTCTTCCTGTTTGGTTAGCCTCAATAATTAAACCATTTGTTGATGTTGTTGTTGTTCCGTTAAAAATAACATTATTAGTACCAGCAATATTTAAAATATTACTTACAGCACCATTATTTGAACTGGGAGTTGTAGTACCCAATCCAATGTAACCAGTTGTAGCAACAGTAACAGCGATTGTCCCGTTGGTTTGAAGTTGCAATACACCAGAAGCATCTCCTGAAGAAATTAAACCTCCAGAGCCTGAAGTTGAAGCATTGATTGTTGATGCCATTTTTTATCCTTAGAGAACGAGCCAGCGTTGACCGCTGGCGACTGTTACTGATTGACCTGTTGCTACGGTGATTGGGCCAACCGAGAAAGCGTTGGTTCCAGATGCGATTGAGTAACTTGCACTCACTGTTGCGTTGTTCAACAACAAACCGTTGGTCGCATTCAACTCATAGGCTTGCAATTCACCAGTGCTTGGTTTGTACAAGTATTTTGCATTACTTGTGTAGATGGTCAGAGCAGTACCAGAGGTTGCGGATGCAAACAATGGGTACTCGAAAGAAGATGTTGAGGTGTCGTTGCTAATCGCCGCGCCACCCACAGAAGCCCAAGAAGTACCGTTGTAACCCTCAAATTGAGTCGTTGTGCTGTTGAAGCGCAACATACCAGCTACACCAGTTGGTTGCTGTCCTGTCGTTCCGTTTGGTAGGGTAATCGCTCCAGTCGTTGGGAAAGACACAATGCTAGTCGTTCCGTCGATTTTCATCGCATCAGCACCACCACCAACAGCAAAACGAATTGCGTTTGCAGTTGTAGTACCCAGCAACAAGTCGCTAGTCGTTGCAGTCAAGTACACCATGTTCGGTGCGCCAAAACTGTTTGTTCCAGCAGTTCCAGCCCAGCCAGAACTGTTCATACCGAAGTCACCGTAATAGGTACTTGCGGTCGTATTGTTGTTTCCTACAACTACGTCAGATGATGCAGAAGAACCCGTATTGGTGTTCTGAATCTCCATCTGGATGTAACCGTTTTGGCTTGATGCCATCGTCAAGATGTGGTTTACATCTGAGTAACCCAGTGTGCCGTATGCATAGACACCCACATTAGAAGAACCTGTAATGGTTCCAGATGCGGTGTAGGCGGTCGATGACAACAAAGAACCGCTGTAATTAAGGGTAGATGAACTAGATAAAGCGCTTGTACCGTTACCGTAAGGAATGTATCCAGCGGTCAAGGTAGTCAATCCAGTACCACCAGAAGGGACGCCAAGCGTTCCTGCGAGGGTAATCGCACCAGTTGTGGAGGTGTTTGGAGTCAAGCCAGACAAAGAAGTCTGGAATGAAGTCACAGGCGTAGAACCAGCATTAGACGCCAATAAACGAACAGTTCCACCGTTGTCTTTGTAATACAGCTTACCGTCGGTGATGTTGATAGCCAACTCACCGTTTGCTAGGTTCGTGTTTACAGGGACTGCTGATGCAGTCGTGCTGTAGTAAAGCTGAATTGGTGTATAGCCTGTTGCTGACATTAGAATGTTCCTCCAGTAATCCCGCCTGTTAACGCGCCAGTTGAGGGATTGCAAGTTATTGATGAGTTTACCAATTCAGGCAAGTTTCCACTAGTTGCAGACACAAAAGTTAAGTAATTTGTTGCATTGGTAGAGTTTGCCGTGACACCCACGTTGACGGTGTTTGTAGACGTCAAGTTAGCTACAGCAGTCGTTGACGCAATCACAAATGGTGCAGTACCAGTTGCAACCGTTGAAGTTATCTGTCCTGATGCTGAAATCGTGGTGAATCGACCAGTTGTTGGAGTTGTTGCTCCAACAGTACCGTTGATGTTGATTGACGCGGTTCCAGTCAAGTTTGTAACCACACCAGCGCTTGGAGTACCCAAGTCACCGTTATAGGTCACAAAAGCGCCAGCAGAACCTACGTTGACCGCCAAAGCAGTCGCTACACCAGTACCCAAACCAGTGATTGAACCAACCGCTGGAGTTACCGTAGTGTTACCTGCAAGAGTCAATTGACCTTGAGCATTGACGGTAAACGTACCGACTTGAGTAGCAGAACCGTATGAACCAGCAGTCACCGCGGTGTTGGTAATGCTGAATTGAGTGCCAGTAAGGGTTAACCCTGTACCTGCTGAATATGTACCTGCACCAGAGAATTGCACCCAAGTGATAGCGGTTGTACCCATAGTACCGCCAGCGTTGGATGTACATACCCAACCAGTGTCAGCTTGCGTAGAACCGTCTTCAACAAAGACAAAGGAGTTTGGAACTTCAGCCCATGTGTCCATGTCGGTTGCGCGAGTCAACACCCATGCAACAGAACCAGAACCAACAGTCGTTACGGTGTAAATACCGTTTTGAAAGGCGCTTGCTTGGTTTTTAATCAGCACTCGGTCGCCAACAGAGTTGCTTACCCCGTCAGCAGAGAACGCCACCAAAGAACCAGCATTGGTCAAAGTAGCGCCAACACCAGCAGTTCCGTTGCTGTAAGTTACAGTAAACGCAACAGTAGAAGCGTTTCGCACTGATGCCTTGGCGTCCAATCCTTGAGCTACGTTGTCAACATATTGCTTAGTCGCCAATTGCAAAGCGGTTGACGGGTCTTGCGTTACCGTAACGGATGTCAATCCAGCAGGGGTCAAAGTAGTGCCACCAAGCGCTACAGTGGTTGTACCAATCGTGATTGAGTTGTTTGTCAATGCGCTGTTTGGAATATTGGTCAGCGTATTGGTTGAGCCACTGATTGACTTGTTGGTCAATGTTTGAGTAGCTGTATTGGTCGTTACAGTGTCGCCACCCACGCTCGCGCTTACAGAAGCTGTCAGGGTAGTAAATGCACCAGAACTAGCGGTTGAACCACCAATTGGGGTGTTGTTGATGGTTCCGCCAGTTTGAGTCGCGCCAGACACGGTTGTGTTGCTAAACGTACCGCCAGTAACAGTTTTACCAGTAAAGGTAAGAGCGGTAGGCAAAGACAACGTAACAGTCGTTGTTCCTGTTGCGGTTATTTCGTTAGCGGTTCCATTGATTGTGGTCACCGCGCCGATGGAAGATGCGCTTATGGCGACGTTCCCAGCAAAGGTCAATTGACCTTGACCGTTTACGGTGAACTGGGCGACGTTGGTAGAGTTGCCATAAGTTCCTGCGGTAACTGTTGTGTTGGCGATGGAGATGGTTCCCGTGCCAAAGATTGGCCCTCCCGTGAGTCCAGTTCCCGTATCAACTTCGGTGACACCACCAGAGAGAGAGAACTGCCTCCATGAACCGCCAGAATAACCGTAGAACGCGCCAAAAGTCGTGTCGTAACGGAACATACCGACTTGAGGAGCGACGGGTTGTTGGGAGGTTGTTCCTTGGGGAACGGTCATCGCCCCTGTACCCGGCATGATTGCGTTGTCCGCAATCGAAATATTTGGATTTCCAACACCATTCGCGTTGGTAATGCTAATTTGGTTTGATGTTCCCACCAACGTAGTGTTGGTAACCGAGCCATCGGTTTTGAGAATCATGAACCCATTGAAACTGGCATTTGCAAGATTGAGCGCCTGTCCAGTCAACCCAATTGTTGGATTGCCAGCAATACCGTCACCGTTGGTAATTCCCAAGCCAGCGCCTGTAACCGCAATAGAACGGTTCACAAGGGTCGTAGCGTTCGTTTTAACCTGTATGCCAGCACTAGAGTTCACCAGCGACAACAAAGCGCCTGTGGTGCTGATGTTGAAGAGTCCCTGCGCACCACCGTCGGTCGTAGTCAAACCGTTTGTGACGCCAATGTAGCGACTGTTGGGCAACTGAGGGGTCTGGACAAGCGTTAGATATTGGTATGTCTGCGATGGAGCGGAAGCAATCGCTCCCGTAGTTGTGCGTACCGTCACCCCGTTTTGGACGATAGGAACCGATTCAGCGCCAGTAATCGTGCCAGCGGCGGGGAGTTGGGAGATGGTTACTTGTGCTGACATTTATGTACTCGTATTGTCTGGAGGGTTCGGTGCAATCGTGTCCTTGTTCCCTGTGTTAGTAGGAGTTTGAGTATTTTGTTCCGTGGAAATCTGGAACTGGCTTGAACCGTCCAAGTTTTGGCTTCCCGTCATCAGGAAGTTGTCGGTCGCGGCGACACTCACATCAGGACGCGCAAACCGAAGGTTAATCCTTTCGGTTTTCCGCGCCGCCAATCGGTACGGGTCAAGCGTGTCCCAGCATCCGTCCCCACACACGCGCAGACCCGGTGAATTCCCATCGGGTCGCAAGTCCACATACGGTTTCTTCATCTTGCACCTATCGCATACCGCGATGGCAAGTGATGTCATCCCCGTTGTGTCCAAGAAAATAGGCATCTATTACCTCGTGTAGACGGAAATGTTAGGGGCGAAGTAAATCGGTGACTTGTCGCGTTCTTCTTGTTCCGCTTCGTACAAATATTTATCAGCCATCTTTTCAAGATAGTTGATTCTGTCTAACCCAATAGACGGTAGTTCGAGGCTCATACGGTGAGCCAGCATGAAAATAACCGCCTCATACCAACGCTGAGGTATCTGCAACTCGTTAGTCAATGACCCGACATCCATGATTTGGGTGGAATACCACACCGTCATTTGCACAAATGCGTTGCTTGGGGTAGGCCAAAGATAAATCGTGGGGTTCGGAATCGTACGGTCAAACCAAAACTGATAGGGTTGGTTCGCTGTAAAGTTTTTGTTTGGAAGATTGGTGTAATCGTCACGGTTTAAGCGAGACATCATCACTTCAGTGCTGTTATCGCCGATATACCACTCGCGCAGGGCTAAAGTAGTCCCGCCAGAAGCGACGATTCGGTAAAAAGCGACGTTTTGACCGGGGTCAATATCCGTCCACACCCATGTGTTGTCGGTTACAGCTACCGCACCAAGGTTTTGCAAAGTCGTAAAAGTTGACCCGTCAGTCGAGTATTGGAGCGAAATATTCCAAGTAGCTGACCCACCACCAGCGATATAGGGTAAAAACCCAATAGAACCAGCGTAGATAGGGTTTGATGTACCGTAATTGACCGTGAAGTTCCCGTTTGCGCTACTTTGTTGGCAATAGGTGTTTACATTACCGTCATAGAGGTTTGCGACAACTCCACCAGCGGACGATGAATAAGACCCGTCAGGACGCGTCATAGTGCGGTACAGCACGTTTAAAGTGTCTACAGCACCATCAGGTAGGGTGTAACGGTATTTGTCTGGCGTAAGCCCTATAACCTCTTTGCTGATGCACCAGTATTGGATACCGCGGTTGATGAGGTTAGAGAGCAAGAACCCAAGAGACTGTCGAGCAGACAGAACTTGCTCAGAAGTCAATTCTTCAGCAAGTTTCCCGCATCGGCGAGCGCCGTGGTCAATCAACGTTTGTACGTTATATGTTTGTCCGTATGTGTCAGAGTACGCCATGTTTTACCAGCCAGAACAATTCCAACGCTTTAGCGAGGCTTTTGCTCGTGGCGCATCTCCTTTTGCGTGTTCGACAACTCCAGACATACGAGCGCAAAAAGAATCTTTTCGCGACCCACCTTGTGGTTGAGGAGCCTTTAAATGACTTCCCGTCTCTCTATTGTATTTCTCTCTTCCCTTTTCCGTAAGACCTGCGCCTTGTTTTGTAGGAAGTTTTTCACCACGTCCAACAGCGAGACTTACCCCGCCATCTTTGTGTTTTGCTGTTTTAGCAGACTCTACGAACGCTTGAGCAGTTGGCGCACCTTTGCTACCAACTTTGCGCATATGTTCAACAGGTCTTCCTTCAGCTTTTTCACGAGCAATACGCTCTTGCTTTTTATGGATATTGTCATAAAGACCGCCTCCTTTAAATTTTTTACCCTCATCGGCTTTGGCAAATTCTTTACCAACCTTTTGAGAGATGCCAACTTTCTTAGCGAACGCAGGGTTATGTGCGACCGCCTCCATCAATCTATGTTGTGAAGGTGATTTGCTTGGCATGGTTAAGTACCTGAACCAACTACGTTGTTATTTGCTTGAATCAACTTGCCAGCAACAATAATTCCAGCGGCAATTGTTCCTGTATTTGTACCCAATTGCCATTGAATATCAGTTTTTTGGTCATACAAAAACGGCGTATCTGACCGATTAACTGAATATGTAGCAATAAATGGTTGTTGCAATACAGTCAAAGTTACACCAGTTGTATTGTTTTTTGTAACAACTTTGTAAGTGATTAGAGTTCCTGAACCATATGAATTTGTGGTATTTACTTCAACCAAAGTTAAATAAAATTGGTATCCGTTAGGTACTGTATAAACCGTGCTTTGCGATTTTCCAATACCAGCATTGATTTGAGCCAATGTATTGCTTGATTGTTTTGCAGTAATTACGCCTGCGTTAGATGTTTGACCTGATGCAACACCAGTCATCAGCAAACTATTTACGCGCAAATAACTGTTTGTCGTTGTAACACCAGATGTGCCTGTCAAAACAACAGTTTCAGAAATTGGGTCAAAGTTTGCATCAAGACCGCTAATTAAAACTTTAGCAGGAGACACATCCGATGCGGAAGTGCTTACAACAGTCAGCGTTGTTGCTGATGTTGGATAGGTATATGTTGATGCATTTTCCCAAACTGGGATTGATGTTGTAGTTACAGATGTTTGATAACCAAACAAACTCAATGTTGAATGACCCAAAATTTGGTTGCGGGACACTTGCAAATCAAATGGTTCAGTTGCGCCACTACGCGTGATTGACGAAACGATTCCGTTACTCATATAAATCTCCAAAGAAAGGAGGGGGTGTTAACCCCCACCTATTTTTAACAAGCGCGTCCGCCCCGTTTTTTGCCAGTAGATTGACGCATATCCTTTATCCGCTTTGCGGTTTCAATTCGTGCATCAGTAGCGGAATTTTGTTTCCGCTCTTCTGGAGAAAAATGTCCTTGAACTGAAAACGATTTCGAGATATTGCTAGGCGAAAAAGTCTCAGCTACAAAATTACCAAAGCGTTTTACGGCGTTGGGAATCAAGTTGCGGTCTGCCTCATTCTCTGCCTTTTCGTTGGCATAGTGAGCGTCATACGCGCCATTGGACATATCTTGCAACTCCCTGTCGGAAGTAGCACCACCGCCAGCCATACGCTTAGGCGAACCATATTTCAGGTTGCTATCACGTTTGGAATCACGCATCGCGGTTGCATTTTCGGCTTTATTGTTTTTCAACAAACGAGCCTCAGCAGGAGTTGCGCGACCACCATTCTTGTAAGTACCAGCCAATTGGCTAATTCTTACAGGTGATGGAACGGGTTTGCGACCTTGGGGCATCGCGACGGGTTTGCCTGAATTAACAGTACCCCCCGTCGCGTAGGCTTTTTTTGTTGAACCGCCCTTCTTGAATCCACCAGCATTACCCATCTTTACGCCACCAGTTTTAGCTGGAGCGCGGTCAGGACGTGCTGTATCAACAAGAGTAGTGTCATAGGAGCCAGACATACTTTCAGAAGGAATTGCACCACCTGAAGCAAAACCACCAGCGTTTGACTTAGTCACGCCACCAGTAGCGTACTTCTTGGCTTTACCACCCATTTTGAAACCACCAGCGTTTCCGTTTTTCACGCCACCAGTTTTGGCAGGTGAATTGTCAGGACGAGCGCCATGCATCAAAGTGGTGTCGTAAGAACCAGAAGTTGTCTCAGAGACAATCTTTCCGCCAGTAGCAAACTTCTTCATTCCGCCTTTTTTCAGCTTCAATGAAGTACCTTTGCCACCTTTATGCTCTTGCATATCGTGTTGCTTGAAGGCTTTCTTAATCATGGCTTTGTCTTGAGCCATGTCAGACTTACCGCCTTCGGCTTTGCCACCTTTTTTCATTGGGGGCATTGACATGGAAGGGCCAGACGGCGTGACGGCAGGTTTTGCCATCATCGCTTTACGGCGCATAGCCATCGAGGGTTTGCCGGGGGCGCGAACAGGAGCATTGACAGCAGGACGACCAATCAAAGCAGGCGTACCCTCCAAAGCGCCTAAAGCGCCACCACCCATAGCCATTTTCTTGTGACCAGATTCGGCTTTACCGCCTTTTTTCATGTTCACATGACCGCCTTTAGCGAGTTTTAACTCTACTGTAGGCTCTGTGGTCATCATTTTGACCATTGGTTTAAATTGACCCATGTCAGTCTCCTTTAGGCTTGGGTTACGCCGAGAGCGCCAACGCGTGTAGCGTTAGGGCCAACAGCGATACCGGGTAACGCAATGGTCATTACTGTACGAACGATACCGTCCGATGCAGTGGCTGGTGTGTATGTACCGCGAACGTCACCAGTTGTTGTGGTAGCGGTTGCAGTAACAGCAGGAACAAACGTACCAGCGTCTTGCGCTAGTGTGTTGTTGCTCTTGACGCTAGTGATGTAAGCGACGTTGAATACGCGAACTGGTAAACCAAGAATGTCAGTAGTTCCTACCGCGACCGTACCACCAACAGCACCAGAAGTGGTGATGGAAGTTACGATGTAGAAGGCTTTTGCACCGCTAACAGTGGTTGACTGAGTTGTACCAGTTGCAATCACTTCGCTCATAGCTTGACCGTAGTAGTCAAAACCACTGATTGTGATGTTGCGGTTGGTAATAGTTCCAGTACCGATGGTGATGATGAGTGCGCGAGGCAGGTCAAGAGCATAACCAATCGAACCGTCTTTGAGAGTTACCGATTTCACGGAAGTACCAGCGGTCAAAGTGAACGCGCTAGTTGGTGATTGAGCGGTAGCGAGGTTGTTTGCAACCTTGGCTTGTGGAATCACGTCCCAAATGTAGACGCGACCCAACGGGCCAACACCCAAGTCCATTGGAGATGGGTTATCAAAAGCAATATTACCGTGCAAAGTCAACGCGGTAGTGTTTGCAATGTTGATTGCTTGGTTGAGGGTATAAGTACCAATACCACCTGTACCAGTGCCAAAGGCAGTGATATAGGTTCCGTCAGTAACACTTGTACCGTCAACATACATACCCAACGCAATTGGAGCGCCTTGGTTCAAAGCGGTAATTTGCAGGGTAGATGAAGATGAACCACCAGTTCCGCCAGTTGCGGTTGTGGTGTAGGGACGGATACCCGTACCCATATAGGTTTGCGCTGGGCCTAGAAATAGGTCGTCTGAATATTGAGGCATTTTGTCTGCTCCTTGAAAAGTTTGACAAATACAGTTTTAACAAAAAAGGGGCTGGGTTTTATCCCAACCCCTGTGGCGTGGTTTAGACGCCGGGTGTGCCGTAAACGGCGCGTGGGTCAGTGAATCCCACCTGATAACGCTCGGTAGCCTTGTAGCGCATGGAGTCGGTTTCGAAATCACCTTCCATAGTCTTTTCTAGCTTACGACGCATCAAGAGTTTCATACCTTCTGGAGCGTCAGTCTGTACCCACCAAGCGGTTTGGTTGGTCAAACGTGACAGCACAGCGGCGCCCTCATCCAGCAAGCCAATAGACTTAACTGGGTTGATGTCGTTGTTACCTGTACCAGAGCGGAGAACTGACTTCAACAGAACTTCGGCTTGGAAGACGTTGCCCGGTGCCACAATCAATTGACGTGGAACCAAACGAATCTTCTTACCGTTGTTGTCAACAGCTTGGCGAATCTGAATCAACATCTGTTCGAGGGATGTTTGTGACAGGTTCGCGGCGGTGCTTAACAAGTTGCTGAAAGTACCGTTCACGATTGGGTGTGAAGCGCTGTTCAGTGCAACACCGTCGCCACCGGGGTAGCTAGAGTTGAATGCACGGTTCAACACGTTCGCACTCAATGTCTCTTTAGTCTCAATCAATGATTGAGCCAAGTGACGAGCGTAAACTTGACCGATACGGATGTGGTCACCGTCTTCAACCAACACTTTGGTCAACGCGAAGGCTAAACCATACACGTTGTATACATAGCGTTGCAAGAAGAGAACGCCACCTTGCTGATACGAAACAGGAGTTCCGTCAGGCAGTTGGGGCGCGGCGCCAAATCCATAAAGGACTGGTTCTTCGTGGTAGTTGCGTGGAATACCTTCTTGCTCACGGAATACCCGTGACCATTCATCGGTACGTTGGTCATAGACTCCATCGAAGCATTCGTTGAGGATTGGTTCAACGATGCTTCTAAAGTCCGTACTGCGCATTGGAGCGGCCATTTTTTAGTCCCCCTTAGAATGCATTGATGGTGGCAACATACTGGCTACGGCTCACTTGAACCTGAACCACGGTGTATGCGTCACCCCATGCGTTATCGACACCCGGGGTCAAGTTGATGATTCGCAAATCACCGACGTTACCCGAACCCACCAAACTCGTAGAGATGGTGCATTGAGACAAACCTGTGGTGGTAGAACCAGCACTAATGTTTGTGAAGTTTGCTTGGTCACCAATTGATGTTTGAGCCAAGCTACCGTCTGCCTGAATGTCGTAAACGATGTTAGGGTCAGAATAGTAATAAGTCACTTCAGAACCAGTTTGGTATGCAGTGTTTGCAATCCATTGGTTGCTGACAAGACGACGACCTGTTAAGTCGGTGTACTCGTGACCAGCGAAAGCGCCTTGGAAGGCACTACCAGCAGTAGCGGCAATGATGTTACCGCTAGTGTTGAGGGCTACAGGCTGACCTTTCAAAATGCCAGTGCTGTAACCAGAGGCGATACCGTTAGGCAAAGCGACGGCTCTGTCCAAACCCGTTGGGTGGAAAGAAGGACGCATACCAAACGGAGCATTGGTTGAAGACATAGTCTTACTCCTTTGTTTAGTTAAACACCCTACCCAGCAAAATGCGGAGCAGGAATCGGTTTGTCAATGTCATTAAGCCCTTCGCCTTCAATCTGACCGAGGCTTCT